GAAGTCATCATCAGATTTTGCTCCCCTTTTTTTTGTCATTGGTTTATCACCTTCTTTATAAACTTCTACTGTTTGTATTCTAGCAGGGTTAGTCATAAATACTGGAAGCTTTGGATTGTCATGACTCTTTACCATAAAGAAACCATCTTCGGCTATACCAAATGTTTGTACATTTTTAATATCTATATCATCAGAACCTACTAAACATAAACGCATATGATATACTGGACCAATAGGTTGTTTTGGTTTACCATCTAAACCTAATACATTATTCATTATATATCCTGATTGTGATTATTTTTTATTGTTTGTTGTTTTTCATTTTCATAACTCATGTCTGTTGCATGGTCTTTATCATAACTTTTACTTGTAAATGATTCACCAATAGGTTCTTCTTTTTTTACAGGTTCAGGTTTATATCCTATTTCTCCAGTTTGATAATCATCATCAACTAAACTATCAACACTCTCTGTATAAAATTCATTTAACTTATCATTGTTTCTTTTTATTTTCTTTTTAAGATGGTCTTTTAATTCATCAACTTTAACAAATAATATTTTATCTATTTGTTGATGTATACCATACATATTCAAATCATTTAATGCAGCAATAAGTCTGCGAAAACCTTTTGCTCTTTTCTCTAACTGTTGTATTTGTGCTTCAGATAAACTCATGAGTAATCCCTTTCAAGTATCATTTCAAGATAGTGAATAGCTTTTTCAATATCTTTTTGTTTGCCTTTTGATTTATGTCTACAGATATATTTTATAGCATTACCTTCTGCAAACAATAAATTATTTTCATTAATAAATTCAGCAGGTTGAATCTTCATCTTTGAATAATGATTACCACCTACTTGTTTTTCTAATGAATCATAGGTACTAGATTTAAACATACCTTTATGTGTCATTATAGTGGTCCTTTCTCATACATTTCTTTTCTTCTTAAATCTTTTTCACTTGGTTGCAACATACCATTTAAATCATCTATTGTCAACTCTGGGTTGCGTTTTAACTTCTTGACTACCCATTTGTAAGACCAAGGTTGTAATCTTAATGTCTCTCCACTAAAGTAATGAGTCTGATTAGGAAGTAATGTTAATATGTTTTTTATATTAACTTTCTTTTGTTCCTCTTCATTTAACAAAGTCTTTAACCATTCAACAAGAATAGCTTTAGCTTTGTTTCTTATTTTACTCATCCCTTTTGTATTCATTTCTTTCTCTCCAATAATCTAAAAACTTTTCATCTTCAAAATATTTAGCAATCATATCAGGTGGTACTTGTTCTGATACTATACATTCATATACAACTTCGTAATCTTTTTCTTTTACTTTCATTTTTTTAACTTTATTAATTTAAAATTATTTTCTCTATCAAAATATCTATATGACATTCTAACTGGTTGAAACTTATAAACATAATCAAACACAACTGTTTCATCTAATTCTTTACAACTATAAACATCAAGCTGTACTAATGCTGGATTGTTTTCATCCCATGAGTGTAAAGTTATATGAGATGTTTCTATTATAGTCACACAAGTTAATCCTCTATTACCTTTTACATCACAATACTTTGCATAAGGACCAGCCAGTATTTTCATATCAATATCTTTTATTAAGTTCTTAGTCCACTTCCTCATCATTTTTAAATCTTTAGGAGGGTCTAATACTTCTGCTCTAACTAGCAAGTGTTTGTGTTTTAATTCCATCTTGAAATTCTTTTGTTATATCTTCTACATTAGGTTCTTTAACTACATCTGCCATAAATACATTCTTATTAGAATATTTAAATACTCTTAAACCTTTACCTTTATTTACATCTGAATAACATTCAAACTTATGTATACAAAATTGACAACCAACTGGTAAAATTTTATTACCATTCTTTTCTGTCTTTAATTCATAACATCTTTCAGGTGGTGTATCACTAGCAAGTTTAGTATTTAAATCTTTTATTAAACTTCTTGTATCAGGTTTAGCTAAGTCTTCTGGTTTATAAAAACATATATCACCACTTGATTTATCAGCAACAAGAAAACCTCCATCTTTAGTTCCTTCAGCTTCTTCATATCCTGATAACTGGGCATGATACCCAAATGGGTCATCATTTAATAGTTCACCATTCTTAAATTTTTTAAAACTAAATGATGATGCAGACTTTACATCACATACTTCACCATCTACTTTAGCATCCATATGTCCATTGACACCATCTACTTTAACTTTCTTTTGTCTATCTTCTACTTTGTGTCCAGATAATTCTGCTAAATATAAAATTAAATGTTCAATAATATGTCCATATAAAAATTTTAAATTATTACTAGCATCATATTCTTTTGTTTCTTTAGGTGAAAATTTATCATACCATAATTGTCTAGCAGGTTTACCTAAGATACTCATTCTTAAAGTACCATCATACTTTTCTTTTTTAGGTGGTGTGTTCCATGCTATCATAGCTTCCTTAACATTGTTAAGAAAGTCATTCATATTCTCTTCTGTTATGGGTGCAGGTTTACCATTTGATATATCAGCTATAAGCTTTTTAATATCATCAGCTACTGTACTAATGTGTTTCTGACCAGTTGTTTCCAATTTTGTATTCTCCATCTAATTCACATCTAAGATTTAATTTCTTACCAGCATCTATAATTGATTGTACTGCCAATCTACCAAACTCATCTGCCCTTTCTTGTTCAACTTCATATTGAAACTCATCATGTACATTAACTACAGGATAAGCTTTGATTCGTTTATTTATAACATATTCATCTAGCTTTGTCAACGCAACCTTCATGACTGTTGCTCCTGCTCCTTGAAGCAAACTATTTAGGGCTGCGTGGGGGTGTCTGATGATGATTTTTCTTCCATCAAGTCCTTTGAGCCATCTTCTGTTAGATTTAGATACTCCATCCACTTTTTCTCGTAAGCTTCTAAGACTTGGTGTTGCTCGTAAAAACTTTTCTTTAACTCTTTCGCCATCTCTTTCCGAACCTCCAATGATGCTTCCGATTTTTTTGTTTCCTGCTCCATAGATGAAAGCATAGATAAAAGTCTTCGCTGCATCTCTTGTTTCCAAACCAGCAGCAGTTTGATTTGCTGTGTGTATGTCTCCATTAATAACTTCATTTGTATATTCCTTATCGTTCATGTAGTGGGCTAACATTCTTAATTCTAATCCTTTAGCATCAACCCCTACTAATTTAAATCCTTTCTCTACTATCCATAATCCTCTACATTCTTTTCCATAAGGTGAGTACACAGCAGGTATCTGTGCCATGTTGGGTGCTTGATGTGACATTCTACCAGTAATAGTACCATTGGTAATTACTTTGCCATGTACTCTCCCATCTTCCTTAATTGCTTCTACCCAGGAGGAAACTTGGGCAATCCTTTTTTGAAGCATTAAGTATTCGTTTATTAACTTAGCTTCAGGTATATCTGTTATCTCTGATAAAACTTTTTCATCTACAATTACATGACCTTTATCAGTTTTCTTTTTAGGTTTCCAACCAAGCTTCATTAGTCTTTCACCTATTTGTTGTCTAGAACCAAGATTAAATTCTTTATATTTAACTTTAGTAAAAGGCACTCCCTTTACATACCCTCTTGCTTTGTTATTAGATTTAGGAATAAACACTTCTTCTATTCTTAGAGGAGGAAATGTAGCCCTAACCTTACTTTGTAAATCATTCATATGTTCTTGAAACTTAGCTTGTAATTCATATGCTCCTACAACATCAATCTTAAATCCTCTTTCATGTTGTCTTTGAATTATCTTAGCAACTTCATGTTCAAGTTCAACTGAATAACCAAAATCTTTTACTCTTTTAATTAAGAAATTATATAGTCTTTGTGTTAAGTCTACATCATTTCTACAATACTTTAGCATCTCTTCACTAAAGAAATCAAATTGTTCAAACTCAATCTTACTATGACCAAGCTTTGTTCCCCAATTTTTTAGTGAGTGTCCACCATCTATAACTGGATTTAATAATCTAGATAGTACAAGTGTATCTGTTATCTTACAGTTCTTAAATAAATCATAACCAAAAAATTTATTTAAGACTGGTATATCAAAGCCAATTATATTATGTCCAATAACTTCTTCAGTTTGTTTTATAAACTCTTCAAACCTATGCAGATTGTTTTCTTTAAACTGATAAAATGTATCACCATGTTTACAAACAATACACCAAACTTTATCTGCAGTTAATGTTGTTTCTATATCAAATACAACTTTATTAAAAGTCACTAGACTGTACCTCAATCAATCTTCCAGTATCATTGTTATACTTTAGATTACTACATGGTCCAGTTAATCCAGAAAATCTATTCTTTAATACTCTAACTCTAGTAGTACTTCTGACTTCTGGGTCATCATTCTGTGCATCTCTTTCAAGTCCAATAACAATATCACTTAGCTGTCCTATACTTGCTGAACCTCTTAATTGTGATAGTGATGTTGCTGCACCCTCTTCATGTCCTTTGCCATCTGGTCTTCTCAAATGAGATACAACCATCATAGCAACACCAGTCTCTTGTACTAGAGTTCTAAGTCTAGTCATGATTTCATCTAATGCTCTTCTCTCATCACCATGACTTTGGTCTGATACAATAATACTAACATGGTCTATGACAATGTATTTACAGTCTAAACCTTTTGCTAAAAATCTAACCCTTGATACTATATTGTCAATAGAGTTAGAACCAAAATGGTCAAACATAAATACTCTACCAGTACCTACTGTCTTATCAAAGTAAGTTTTCATCTCTTCCTTACTTAGATGTACATCAGGTAAATGTAATCTTTGATTAGCTTCAATACTCATCAAACCTTTTGAAGTTATTACTGGTGTCTCTTCTAACATTAACAAACCAATATTATCTTGTGTTGATTTAATGATATGATGTATAATCTCTCGCATAACTTGAGTCTTACCTAAACCACTACCTGCAGTAAAGGTGACTAACTCTGATGGTCTAATACCATAAGTTATTTTATTTAATTCTTCAAATGGATATTGAACAAATGATTTAATAGTAGGTTTTGTTATCTCATCAAACAAACTATTAGCATTTATAATACCATCTGGTGCAAATACTTTTGCATCCCAGAAAGCTTTGACATATGTTTGTATTTTATTTTTACTTAAACAATCAGAAGCATCTTTGAAGTCATTAGGTAAATGCATTATCTTACATTTTCCTGGGCTAAATAATTCAGCTACTTTTAATGCTCCCTCTTTTCCTTGTTCATCATTGTCAAAGTTTACAATTACATTATCAAATTGTTCTAACCAATCTAAACTATTCTTAACATCTTTAACTGCAGAAGTAATACCATTCTTAATACTAACTACTGGTGTCTCATACTTATCTGTCTTAAACATTTGATAAGCTGATAGAGCATCCAGTTCTCCTTCAGTTATTATACAATATTTATTTTTACTAAATAAATGTTCACCAAACAATCCAGAATATTTTGTATTACCTTGTATACTAAATTCTTTTAGTTTGGTAAACCTAGTTTTAGTTCCTATCTTTGCTCCCTGCTTATCATGATAAGGATAATAATGATTAGTTATATTACCCATACTATCAATCTTAACAGTCACTCCATACTTCTTACAAGTATCTGCTTTGATATTTCTATCTACTATTTCTGCAAAGTCTGATTGTCCTACAAAATCTTTTTTCTCATGGTCTCTGTTAATTATTGTAGGTTCTTGTTCTAGATTATATTCTCTTATGTATTCTTGACATGAGAAACAGTAAGCTGAGTTATCAGCATTAACAGAAACTGCATCACTACTACTACATAATGGACAAGGTAAGTGATACTTTACAAAGCCATTTTTGTTTTGTTCATTCATTTGCACCCTCATAAATTCCTTTCAAATAAAAAAGGACTGCCGACCAACTACAAGCCGACAGTCCTAGGAGTAGAAAAATGACAGCCATAATTTCTTATGACTGACTGACTATACTAAAATTCTTTGATGTTGTCAACACTTCCATTAGAAGTATTACCTGCTTCAACATTAAAGTCTTCTTTAGGTGTGTACTCAATTAAGTCTAGTACCTGAACAGCTTGTAAATCTAACCCTACACCCTTCTTGCCTTTGAAGTTCCATTCGTAAGGTTTGTACATTACTTTAACTCTACTGCCATTACCGACAATTTTATCTAAAGGTTTTTTATCAGCATCCACTAATTG